TTTCCACGTCCTCCGGTTCCTCGTAGTCGTCGAACGTGCGCGCTGCTTTTTCATACACCTTGGCTTTGATGACGCTTTCGCCGTTGATCTTGGCCGCGAGGAAACGATGGTGACCGTCCACAACGTGGTATTCATCTTTGACTTTAAGGACCGAGATTGGGTTTGCCTTGACCGTATCGTATCCCCTCATGACGCGGGTCAATTTATTGGGGACATATTTGGACTGCCCGACGTGGGTGATCTTATCGACCGGAATTTCTTGGTTGGTGAAATCCATATTTTCCAACAACGCGCCACGGGTGCCAACGCTGACGAATGGAGATTGTGGCAATTTGAAAGGGGCGGTGTTGTCATATCCAACGCCGGAACCGGGGCCACCTTTGGCGACCACAACGGCACCCGTTTCTTTCCACGTCGGCTCCAACGCTTCCTTGAGGATCAACGCTTCGAGGTTGTTCACATCCGGTCCCATGTTGGACAGGAGTTTTTTCTTGGCGTTTGGATTGAGGACCGGGACCGGTTTGGGTTCCGGCGCGAAATCGCCTCCCCAGCCCTTTTTCATTTTGTTCTCAACCGGTGCGGCGGGTGTTTTTTTCTTAACCTTTTTCATGTCAATCCTTTCCTAATCGAACATCCGTGAGAACGGCGCATCCACAGTTCGGGTGGGCGGGTGAATCGTCGTATTCTTCGCCGTCGCTATCCACAAACGATTCATCGAAACCAACTTCTTGGCCGTCCAATTCTTGGCATATTGCACAGTCGCATTCATCGTAGTGGACCCACGTTCTGAACACTTCGCCCCGGTCGATCAAACCGCCTTTCAGCGTGTTCTCCCAAACGGCACGGCGACCGACCGCCATCGCTTTGGCGGTTTCGGTTCGGGCGATGGTCTTCAGGCGGGATGTCATCAGCCGTTGCGCGTAGGCGTTCGCCATGCGTTCGGCCTGCGCTTCCGGGACACCGCCCTTGGTCATGCGGTCCCGGTATTTGTCCACCGCATCATAGTGCTGCTCCAACAATCCAACGCTGCCAATGAGGCTTTCAGCCACCCGGTTCGTCGTTGTCGGGCGGTTCATCCAATTCTCGATCTGTTTGGAAATGATTGCTTGGCCGTCTTTTGTGATGTTGTTGGTGATTTCATGACCAGCGTTTTTGACGTGTTCCGCAATGACCGGGTTGGTCATGTCAAAACGCGCACCGCGCACGGGGGCGGGAATACCATCGAACGATATTCGAGCCGATTCGGTCGCCGCGCCTTCCAGTTTGTCATACGATTCTTGGAGGTGGTCCGGCAATTTTTGCCATTCAAACATTTTCCTGACGCCGGAATAATCGCCCTTGGCCCATGCGTCCATCATGGCCGATTTGCTGACAGTCCGTTTGAACGACTGAATTCCTTTCGACAGGCTGATCGTGATGGCCTGTTCCATTTGTCGTTGTAAAAGCATCTGCCGCCGAGGCGTTCGTCGCGGTTTCGGTTTCGATGCCTTTCGGACTGTGTAAAAACGGATCATGAGTTCGTCACAATCGGGCTGAGGGTTTGGGTGTCATCCACGGGCGACCGGTCAATCGGTGCGCCATCCGTTGGCGTTTGGACAGGCGAGGATGGAATCTCAACCTGATTCCCATCGGTCGATGATGGTATCTCAACCGGGACGTGTTCTTCCGATTGAGAGTCGATTGCGCCTGAAGGTATCCCGGCAACGTCCAAGAAATGTTTTTCGATTTCCGGGTTTGGGAATAACGGCATACCGGCTTGGGACAACCGAACAACGTAGTTTCCGAGTGCGTCCAGATCGACCGCGCCGATGTCGCCGTGTTTGATTTGTGGATAATCTGACAATTGGAAATCGTTCAACGCGAAAAGACGCGGGATGGCGAACCGGTTGAACACGTCTGCAATCATGTCCAAGAACGACCCGATGGCGGTGCTGAACAGGTTTGTTTTACTGGTCGCCAACGCGAACGAACCGACGTTTTGTTGACCCATCAACATGAAATCGGCCAACGCCGTCATTGCAATCCGTTGGTCATATCGCTGGATGATGGCGTTCGTGTCGAATTGCCGCGACCCGCCCGTAGACAACAGCTTGAATTCGTAGAGTGATTTCCCATTTTCATCGTATTCGAGTGGGAACACCATTCCTTCTTGTTCGTTCCGGCGCACGTTCACCGTCAAATTTTTGATGGCCGCGAGCAAATTCTTTTGGGGAACGGACGCGCCCGACGACAACAATTCAGGCGGAACAAACGCCATTGGCAAACCAGCAAGGTCGCGCTCCACGCCGATGCCTTCGATGTTCTCGATGCTTCGCTTCATGAACCATGAGCGGTAGCACCCTCGAAGAATGGACAAGCCTTCGGGGTTGTTCCGTTCCACGGTGGTCCGAAACAGCAACATTTTTTCAACGGGAATCGTCGTGTGGTAGTAGTGCGGTGGGGCCAATTGTTCCACCCCTTGGATGCCCCCGTGGTCATCGAATTGCCATCGATAGATGGTGTCTTGTGACCGGATGGACAACTTGCGCCACCCGATTCGACCATCGGAATATTTCGACCGCATCCCGGCGTTGAACACGTCGCCGCACCGTCGTTTATAAACGATTTCATGGACAGAATAACCGTATTCTAACATCGTTAGAATTTCATTGATGACATCGTTCCACGTCATGCTCATGTCGTTCATGCAGGACTCAAGGAATTCGGCCGCTTCCTCGTCAAGTTTTTCGGTCGAAGCCGGGTCCACGAACCATTTGACGCGGCGGCATAACATTTTGATGGCGAACAAAATGGACGAAATCACGGCATCGTTGTGCGCCATTTCTTTGTAAATGGCGACGCCTTTCCACCCGATGAGTTCCGGGAGGAATTCGTCATACACAAAACCGGAGAACCGACGTAGGCCGGTTGCGCCGACTTCGCGCATATCAACGATTTGTTGCCCGTCTTCCATCGGGGAAGCGGGGACATCATCATTCTTTGTAACTTTTTCAATCACTGGAAACCTCACCGATTCGGTTGGGGAAGGTATGTCACAAGGGCGGCGTTTCGATGTTTCTTTTCAGCCACATAGGAATTGAAGGCTGGCATGATGTCGTCAAGCGTTCGGACCATCAGCATGATGGAATCTTGAATGGTATGATTTTCTTTGATTCCCAAGGTCACGCGAGTGTAAACACACAAGACCAGCATCATGACCCCCACAAATAGTTTGCCCCTGAACGCTTGGGATGACAGAATGACCACGGGTAGAGAACGAACCACCAATCGAAAGGATAGCACTATGGCCATCAAAGAAACAATGGATGTATTGGATGCGGTCGAAGTTTCGATCAAAACGCTCAAGGAAGCCGTGGCCGATGGTTCCCTCGGATTCACCGACATTTTCAAGGTCGGCCCGGTCGTGGTCGCGTGGAAAGATGCCCTTGTCGGCGTGACCGACATCAGCAACGAGATTCACGGCGTCACGAATGACGATCTGGTCAAAGTCTTCAATAAATTGGCTGAGATCGGCGTTGCCATCAACGAACTGATTCAGGCGTGGCCCAAACCGGCCATCAAAACTCAGGTGTAAACATGTGGTTCAGAATCATCATCTACATGGTCAAATTCCTTGGACCGATTGTGGTTGAAAAGGTTCTGGACTTCGTTTTGGATCAAATCAAAACCGGGCAGACGGAACATTTGGGTCTGCTCGGTTCCTACCTCAAAAACGACGACAAACGCGATGCGCGAGTCGATGCCATAAAACAGGCCGTCGAAACCATCAAAAGCAAATAGGGGTCGAAAATGATCCTGTCTCCGAATGGGGTCAAACTGATCCAAAGTTTCGAGTCGTTGCGATTGTTGTCATACCAAGACGAAAAAGGGGTTTGGACAAACGGCTGGGGACACACCGGACCCGACGTGACACCCGCCCAAACAATCGACCAGAACCAAGCATTTGTGTGGTTTGCCAAAGACGTGGCGTGGGCAGAACGGGCGGTCGGCGATTTGTCCAAGGTGCCATTGAATCAAAACGAGTTCGATGCGCTGGTCAGTTTGGTGTTCAACATCGGCCGGTCACGGCTGGCAAAATCAAAACTCCTATCGAAGCTGAACGCCGGGGATAGGAACGGTGCGGCGGCCGAGTTTTTGACGTTCAGGCTGGTCGATGGACAACCTAGTGACGGGTTGTACAAACGCCGTTGGCAGGAAGCGAAATTATTCACCTCCCGCAACTGATCCCGAGGATTACGCCCAAGGCCGTCAGCCAGAAACAAACGGCCACCACTTTCTCATTAGTGAGAAACCTAATCATTTCGGCCTCCAAGTTCAATGACGCGCTCGTGAATCTTTTCGACCATATCCGAAGTGATCTTGCTCCGGTAGTCGTGTTCAATGAAGGCGTGGTGTTCCTCGGTCGTCATAACCGAGGGTTCCTCGTCCCGCTGCCTCTCGAAACACGTCCGGGGGCACCCCGAGAGCTTTTTGCCGAGTAGGATTTTGACCGACTCCCACAACCCATAGATTATGAGTGCCGCGATGGTTGGCTGGTCAGCTATTGGGATCATCATGTTCCCCCGTCCGTTATCGTCCAAGTATGTGCTGAAATAAGATGGGCACGGGCTGTCGCTGCGGCTGAGGCGGCTGTGTATTTTGTCGTGGAGTTCATGTCAAATAACACGCCCGACTTAACGGCCTTCGCCCCCCACCCAACCAACAACAGATCGTAGTTGGTTTTTGTGTAGGATACCGCTCCAGAGAACATATGGCCCATTGAGGTGACGTTGACGATGTTCCATGACGACAAATCTTGGTTGAACGCTATTGCATCCGAGAACATATAATACATGGCCGTTGCAAGTCCGACGTTCCACCCGCTGATATTCGAGTTGAACGCCGATGCGCCCCAGAACATATCGCTGAAGTCGGTCCCTTTTGCTACGTTCCAGCCGCCGATATTCCCGTTGAATACCTTAGCATCAATGAACATGTTGTTGAACATGGTTACATTGGCCGTGTTCCAACCACTCAGGTCTTGATTGAAATTTGTGCAGCCTTGGAACGCAGACGTCATAACAGTTGCATTAGACATATCCCATAAATTCATATTTGGGACTGATGTTATTTCCTTGCATCCTTGAAAAATATACCCAAAATTAGTGACGCCAGTCAGGTCCGGCTTGTCGGTTGCGTTGACAACCATGTTCCGACAACCGCCGAACCAACCACCCAGATTCCCCGGCTTCCATGGCCCCCAACATTCAATACTAAGAAGGCAATCGCGCTGATCTTGTGTTCCTACACTATTATAATTCCACCCGGTGATGGTGCCGCGTATCGTAACCGTTCTAGGCGTTTCGTCAGTATAGGTGTGGATTGATCCTGCGCCATTATACGTTGTGACGTGAGCCTCGGCAGATCCGTCGCCCCAATTTACATAGTAGTCATACGTTCCACCCGAAAATGTGGGAAGAAACGATTGAACCCAACTTGTTTGATCACGCAGTATGATGTCTCCAGATCCGGCAGTAGTCAGAACAACGTCAACTCCTGATAGTTTCAATTTGATATTGTAAAGACCTTCACCATCCCAATAAATGGTATAGACGTTGTAAACCGTCGTCGTGTTTAGAGGCGAAGGAAGTACTCCGGTAGTCTCCAGCTTAACTGGAGTTCCGTCCGGCAACATGGACGTCAATTCACACCAAATTTCTGAAGTCGGTGGCGATATACTCGGATAGCTCAACAGAGTTCCAGTATGAAGTCCTTTCATAGTCAGAACCATCACCGGTTCAGGCTTTTTCAGTGACCCTTGGACGATTGGCAAACAATGGCTCATATCAGGCCCCCGTGTCGCCCATGAGTAACCATGCCGCGTTTGTTCCGCTGTTGGACAACACCAACAGGTTCACGGCGGCGTTCTTCGCGTATGTTTTGCTCTGCGTGGCTCGGTTCACAAGTGTTCCGCCAGAGGCCGCAGTCATTCCGACTTGACCTGTCGCGCCTTGAATAACCGCGCATTGGAAACCAGCAGAGAGGTTGTTCGGCAACGTCACGGTGATAGGCGAAGCGTTCGACATCACCAACACCTTGCAATCGTCCGATGCTTGAATGGTGTAGGTCGTCCCCGTCTGCCCGTTCAAAACCGCGAGGACTCCTAGAATCGACCCGCCAGTGATGGCTACGTTGCTGTTGTCCACCGCACCTGTGGGGCCGGTGTTTCCAGACGTTCCGGTCAACCCGGTCATCCCGGTATTGCCAATAGCCGCCGTTGCTCCGGTCGGGCCAGTATTTCCCGATGTTCCTTGAGCACCAGTAGGACCAGTATTTCCCGATGTTCCAGTCAACCCCGTGTTGCCTTTAGCGCCCGTTGGACCGGTATTTCCCGATGTTCCTTGAGCACCAGTAGGACCAGTATTTCCCGATGTTCCAGTCAACCCCGTGTTGCCTTGAGCACCCGTTGGCCCGGTATTTCCCGATGTCCCAGTGTTCCCGGCCACTAACGAATCAGCCCCCGTGGGGCCCGTGTTTCCGGATAGACCCGTGAGTCCCGTCATGCCCGTGAGACCCGTGTTGCCAATTTTTCCTTGTGCTCCTGTGGGTCCGACATAACCCGAAGTCGCGCCTGCAGGTCCCGTAGACCCCGTGTTTCCGGTCTCGCCCGTCAGACCCGCCACGCCGCGCTCGCCTGTCAGGCCGGTTGATCCTGCGCCCGTAGCTCCGGTATTTCCCGAGTTACCCGTATTTCCTTGGCTGCCTGTAGGACCGATCTCACCAGTAGGTCCAGTTTCACCTGCTCCCGTAGCCCCTGTGTCACCGCCATGGCCCGTATAACCCTGAGCCCCCGTTGGTCCGGTTATGCCCGCGACTCCAACACCTGTCGCGCCTGTCACCCCGGCATGGCCTGTCATGCCTTGTAAACCATATCCTGTCGGTCCTGCTTGGCCAGTCGCCCCGGTAGGTCCAAAATCTCCAGCATCACCCTTTGATCCTGTCGTCCCGGTTTGACCAGCAACGGTTGACGCCGCCCCCGTGAGGCCTGTCACGCCAACGCCTGTCAAACCCGTATTTCCTGCGGGACCAGAAGCCCCGGTGAGTCCTGTCATACCGCGGACGGTCGAAGCTGCACCCGTGGGTCCGGTCGAACCAGTGTTTCCATCTGCGCCCGTGAAGCCGCGCGCGCCGTATCCTGTTTCTCCTTTGGCTCCGGTCGATCCCGTTAGTCCGAGGTCGCCTTTTTCGCCAGGAAGGCCGACACCTGTTTGGCCAACTGCGCCGACACCCGTAGAACCGATAGGTCCGGTCGGGCCCGTGACGCCAATTGCTCCGGTCGATCCTGAAGGACCGCCTGAAGGACCAGTAGGCCCCGTGTGACCAGTTGCTCCGCCTACGATTGTCCCCACATGAGAGCCTTGGTATCCATCGAAACCGCCGCTTGCAGGGTTGTATTTGGCCGTCATTTTATACCTCGTTGGATGATGGTTCAGTTGTCAACAATAACACTTCCGAGCATTGCATCAATAGCGGCCGATGCCGCTAGTTCTGCTTGCTTCCGAGCGTAACGCCGTACGTTGTCTTCAACCCATTTTCGCATCATCCAGCTCATGTATCTGGCTTTTGACACGGGGTTTACCATCATGGGGTTTGGATCGTAGTTGGGGTTCAGCATCGGCCCATCGTCCAGCGTTTCCTTTGGATCATACTTTGGGTTCATAACGAAGTGTTCATACCCGCAAGCGTCACAGACGGCTTCGATAGCAAAAGACAGAGCCTCATCGCTCATGTTGGCCGTGGCCGAGTCGACAACGTCACCAAAAATTTGGATCTCTATTTTTACCGAGGCCATATTTTTCCCCTTCCCTATTTCGTTGTAATCAATCTCGAACCGATGGTATCGCATTCGTAGTGAATACCGATTTGGTGCATGAAAGCGTTCCCGGTGAACGTGTCGGCCGCGTTGTTGGCGTCCCGGAACAAACGGAAGGCGATCACGTCCCCGATCTTCCGGCCCGTCCCGCTAATGTCGGCAAAGGCCACTAATTGGTGTTGGTTCACAACCCCCGCACCCGCCTGTGTTATGTAGATCGTGCTGGTGGTCGGGAAGGCAGAACCTATGTTCACAATAGAGTATTCAAGACCCCATCGAATGTTTCCCGTGTTGGTCGTGGTGGGACTCCAGTGAACATGAACTGACAGCGCGGTCCCCTCTTTGTAGTCATGTTGCATCTCCAGCGATCCGTGAACCTCCATCGCCGTTGCGCCATCGTCAAACCGCTGGCCATAGACACCGCCAGAGAATGCTGTGACCGTCGGAGCCGATGAGCCAGCGCGAGTTGCCAGCCCCGACATAAATACGTCATTCCAAACGGTCGCCGCGCCAGTCATGTGAAGCGTTCCATCGGTTTCAAAATCGGTGTAGTTGGTGGCATGGTCGCCGAACCGCGCCGTTCCCAACACGTCCAAAGTTGAGCTTGCCGCCGCGCTGACAGTCCCTATGCCGACATTCCCCGTGGTACCGTCAACCCGCAGTCGGGCGTTGGCGGCGAGTGTTCCGCCCGTGAACAGAACAACGTCTTTCCCGACCGTGTTGGTGCCGATAGCAAGAAGGCCGGTTGTATACAGGTAGCCGTCATTTGCTCCGCAGACTGTCCATGTCTCGTCACTCCACCCGGATGAGTTTATTCCCATATCAATGAAGTAGGTGGTTTCAGTGCCAAAATCATTGGATGCCATAACATCGGCGGAAGCTGTTACACCATTTGATCCGTTTTTAATTACGGTTTCGATGTAGCTAGGAATGACATCAAAGGCTGAAAAATAAGAATTTGGAAACATTGCAGGAGGTAGAGCGTTTTGAGATTTGAATTCTATTTCATAGATGTATGGTGCCCCTGAAGTCGTACCACTGACGCCTAACAGCTGGTAGTACCTATATCCCGTGGTATTGGCTGAAAGTGTCGTTTGGGTTGAGATAATTGCCCCGCCCCAAGTGAACGCGGCTCCGATGTTTGTCCACGTCGTTGCATCATTGCTTCCCTGCCATTGCCAGACACCATGGGTTTGTGATCCTTGTTGATACCACTTGGCTTCGGTCACAATTTGAGATGAACCTGAGCCAAAATCGAACCTCATGTAGGTTGTTGGTCCGACAGCGCCACCATTAAAATACTCAGTCTGTACCGTCGAAGTAATGCCATCAACCATGTTTCCGGGTGTTCCGGTCATCAATCCCGAGCTTGCTGTAACTGTTACATAACCAAGAGAACTTCTTTCTCCTGAGCTAATTTGATTGCCGTATGAAGATGATTCAATAAATTGACCAACAGCCACGCGCCTAGCATCAAGAGCCTTTGTTGTTTGATTATATTGAAGGTTTCCATCATCCATCAATCCAGCGGTTCCACCGAAAGGAATACGCTTTGTTTTTAGTGAAATTGAGTCAACGAATGTGAGTAGTTTTCTCGCTGCTCCCGTCGATATCGTAAAGAACAAATCATCGTTTTTGAATTCCCAAGCACCAGCTTCTGGGGTTGATAAAAGAGCGTTACTTGTCATTTTAAGACAGGCAGATCCGGGAGCTGAACCGCCGCCGCCAAGGTGAAGTTGCGCTGTAGGTGAGAATGGAAGCAAAACACCCATGTTGCCAGTTGCTTCATCCATGAAGGTCGCATAGGAGGCGATAGCACCGAGGTAAACGCGGCCTTTCGTGCCGTGAGAGGTCGAAGACAAAACGAGATTACCAGCGGCCGCCGCGCTTCCGTATACAGTCGTTCCAACCGTCACGATGCCTGTTGATCCGACATTGAATTGTGAAGTCGATCCAACCGACAACGGCGCCGCCGGGGTTGTGGTCCCGATGCCGAGTCTGTGGTTGGCCGCGTCCCAAAAGAAGTTGGCGTTGTCTTGCGCGAGGGTCGAAGTCGGGCCGACATAAAGAACGCTTCCGGTCGCTCCAGAAGTGAGTGTCATGCCCATGCTTCCGGCTGTCGCAGTCGCTCCTGTGGCTCCCGTGCTCCCGGACGCCCCGGTGAGGCCCGTCATACCTTGTGAACCCGTGGCACCCGTCACCGAGGAACCCGTTGGCCCGGTGTTCCCCGAGGTACCTTGCGCTCCAGTTTGACCCGTTGGTCCTGCGACTCCAGAACCCGTGTTGCCTGTCAAGCCAGTATTGCCTTGAGGGCCTGTAGAACCAACACCCGTTTGGCCGGTCATGCCCGTGTTTCCGGCTACCCCTGCCCCAGTGTTCCCGGTCAATCCCGTGTTGCCTTGAGGCCCGGTTGGACCCGTATTTCCCGATGTCCCCTGCGCTCCCGTGGTCCCCGTATTCCCGGAGGTTCCTTGGATGCCCGTACTTCCTGCGCTTCCAGTTGGACCCGTGTTTCCGCTGGTTCCTTGGATTCCCGTTTGACCCGCCGCACCAGTTGGCCCGGTTGTTCCAACACCCGTTTGGCCGATCGCACCCGTGGGACCAGTAACGCCCACGCCCGTCAATCCTGTGTTACCCTGCGATCCGGTTGGACCCGTGTTCCCAGTATTCCCCGCGACTGTAGAGGCGGCTCCGTTGGCTCCCGTGTTGCCAGATTGCCCGGTAAGGCCCGTATTCCCTTGAGCACCTGTCGCACCAGCGGCTCCCGTTCCCGTGGGTCCAGTGTTTCCAGATGTCCCCGTCAATCCTTGAGGCCCCGTTGCGCCTACACCCGTCTGGCCTGTCATACCCGTTGCGCCAGTATTCCCGTTGGCTCCCGCGCCCGTGGCCCCGGTCAATCCCGTATTACCTGCCACGCCCGCGCCTGTTGGTCCGGTATTGCCAGATTGACCCGTCATGCCAGTGTTTCCGGCGACACCAGCTCCAGTTTGACCTGTCATCCCCGTATTACCAGCAACGCCAGATCCCGTTGGACCTGTTTGCCCCGTGTTGCCAGATAAACCCGTGTTCCCCGTATTGCCCGCGACACCAGCTCCGGTCGGTCCCGTATTCCCCGATTGTCCCGTCAACCCGGTGTTTCCAGAATTCCCCTGTGCGCCAGTAGGTCCGGTGTTGCCCGTCAATCCCGTGTTTCCCGTGGCCGCCGTGGGGCCTGTGTTTCCTGAATTGCCTGTAAGCCCGGTCATTCCCGTTTTGCCAGTTTGACCCGTTTGCCCAGCCTCGCCCGTTGGCCCCGTGTTTCCTGACATTCCCGTGATAGACGACCCTGTCGGCCCCGTATTGCCAGACGTTCCATCAGCCCCCGTAGGCCCCGTTTGTCCGGTGATCGATGATCCCGTTGGGCCAGTATTGCCGGAAGTGCCCGCTGGGCCTGTGGACCCGGTAACGGACGATCCCGTGGCACCCGTGACTCCCGTATTGCCAGCAACGGTTGACGCGGCTCCCGTCTGACCCGTCACGCCAGTATTCCCTTGAACGCCAACGCCAGTTGATCCCGTGTTCCCTGTCGCGCCCGTCAATCCCGTTTTGCCCGTATTACCCGCGATGGTTGAGTCTGCGCCTGTCGGACCAGTAACACCCGCCGAACCAACGCCCGTCTGACCAGCAGCTCCTGTGCTTCCCGTGACACCCGTGTTCCCTGCGACCGTGGACGTTGGTCCTGTCGCGCCCGTATTGCCCGTGTCGCCCTTTGTCCCAACACCTGTCGGTCCAGTAGATCCCGCGACTCCTGCGCCCGTCTGCCCGATAGGTCCAGTGGGACCCGTTGGTCCAACGACCGAAGACGAGGCCCCGGTATTACCCGTCACGCCCGTTGCTCCCGCGAGACTCGCGCCCGTTGCTCCCGTATTCCCTTGAGGTCCGGGAACGGAAGACGCCGCACCCGTCGAACCTGTATTCCCGGCGACGGTAGACGCTGCACCCGTGGTTCCCGTCTTCCCGTCTTGGCCCGTAGAACCTGACGGTCCAACAGATCCCGTATTGCCTGTATCGCCTTTTCCTCCGGTATTGCCCGTTGACCCTGTGGCCGCGACGGATCCTGTAGGCCCCGTCTGACCGATCCCCGTTGGCCCCGTCATGCCATACGGTCCAGTTGGCCCGACATAACCTGAGGTGGCTCCCGTGGGTCCGAGAAGACCCGTAGGACCAGTATTCCCCGACGATCCTTGGACGCCTGTTGGTCCGGTATTTCCAGAGTTTCCTTGAACCCCTTGACTGCCTGTTGGGCCTGTGTTGCCCGACTCGCCAGAAAGTCCGGTCATTCCCGTCATGCCTGTTAGTCCGGTATTCCCCGGCAAGCCGCGAGGTCCGAGCTGGTCAATGTCTGAACAGGTCGTAGCATTATTCGGGCAGTAATCGTCTTGGCAATTGGTCAACGCAGGACAGTCGTCACTGTCCCCGCCGATCAAATCGCGATCTCTGACATTGGTCATGTTTTTGACCTCAAACGATTGGGAAGTCCGGAGCCACGACGTTAAGCGCCTGCGGCAGGATGATGATCGTTATCTCGCTGTTGCTATCAATCACCTCAACCTGAAGATCTTGCATGGTCGTCGGCGATGGATTCACAAGCAACAAGGCAGACTTTTCAGCCGTAATGTCAACGGCAATCCGTCCCGCGCCTGCAGAACCGATGATGGACACGCCATTGGTCATGTCAACCGTAACAGGAGCACCGCCCGATGCCGCCAGCATCGAAACGATGATCTGCGAGGCCGTAGTCAGATCCATTGGTTCTTTTGAATCCGGGTAGCAAAGGTCAACAAAAAATTGCCGTGTGGCACCAGTTACCAATGTTATGAACCGTCGAGACATAATCACCCCCAACGGGCATCATATCCGATTTCTTCGTCAGGATGCTACCTACAGAATTTCGTCCAGCTTCCGGTCGATCATTGCCGCCACCAATTCCACATCAATGTCGGTCATACATTTGTGATGCGCGTTCGTCCAAGTGCCGTCTTTGTCATACGGACATGGGGCCAACGGTGCGCGGGTCATGGCCGGATATTCCCGATGACATGGCTGGCAATCAAGGCGGCGGCATACGTTCCGATTGCCCAAATATCCAAATTCGTCGGGGTGGGTTGACCCGAAAAGAATGATTGCCGGGGTGACGGGATAGACTTGGGTGGCGTGGTTCGTCCACGAATCGATGCCCAAATGCAACGAAGCGCCCTTGAGAATGGCAAGACTTTCAGGGAACGATTGGTCTAAACGATGCTCAACCCCCTCCAATCGCTGGTCATTTGGGCCACCGATTTGGATGACGCGAAGTTCGTGATTGATGGTCAGATGGTCGGCAATGGCTTGCCATCGATCGATCGGCCATTCCTTGTAGGGCGACCACCCGGCAGTCGTGTGAATCGTGACATACCGGCGACCGATGGCCGGGTTTGGCGGAAGGTTCATTTTCAACGGGACCATTTGGGCGGCAGACGGGTCGATCCCAAGTTCGTCGGCAAAATACGCTGACAAATGTTTCGTCATTTTGACGTTGGGCCATCCCGCCGCGATAGGGTAGCCGATCAAGTTGATTGTTCCCGCAGGTAGAATTTCATGACTTTCCACCCGGTCGATGTCCGGCGAACATCGGGCGAGGTCGTGGTACATGGGGTGGCAATGCAATACTACGCTGGACCCTGGCTGTTTTCGCTTCAACGAGGGAATGGTTTGCAACACACAAAGGATGTCCCCAACCGCCCCCGGTCGATTAATGTGGATTTCATTTTTTTGAGCGTCTGTAAAACGCTCCAATTGATTTTTCATGTCCACGTCGTCGGGAACATATTTAAGAATCTGCCGGGTTGCGTTCGCCGCCGATTCGATTTGGCCGTTTTTTTCATACCACAACGACAACACGCGCCACGGTTGGTCTTGGTATTTGTTCAATTCAATGAACAGGGCGGTCTGTGCCGGGGGTTGGATTGCCGCCATACATGCGGCCACGACTTTTTCTGAACCCAATTCGATGTAAGAATAGGCCAATTCCATCCACAATTCCGAGAAACGGTCATCCAATGCGAGGCCACGGAACGCGATTTGAGTGGCTTCGCGGTTTCGCCCCTGCCACCGGAGGCACCGCGACCAATAAACCAACGCATATATTTTTTCGTCATGCCACCCGCCGCCGATGTCAAAATACTCTTCGTAGATTTTCGCGGCTTCGATGAAGCGTTGGCAGTCGCGGAAGGAATTGGCCAAATAGAAAAGGGTTCGGGAATCGCGTTGACCGTCGTTGTATTCCCGCTCGAGGATCCTCAAATTGCGGGTGGTCGATACCTCGCCCGTGGTTTGGATGTCCCAACGGTGCATGATGTCGATGCCGGAATGGGTCGCTCGCGTGTTGTCGGGCAGACACGGGTATTCGTGGCATGCCCCCGCGAATTTCACGCCTAAACCTGTCCTCCACAATCTCATGTGATTGAATCGCGTTGTTGGTGCGTCGAACCGGTCAACCATCGAAAAATTGAAAGCATCGAAAGGCTTCGCAATCAAATCTCGGACCCGTTCCGGTGTCCCCACGATGTCGTCGGCATCGACCCACATCAGCCAATCACATTGACTGTCGAGGGCTTCAACGAAGTGATTCCGCGCTTTGGCGAAATTCAACAACGACCAATCGCCTTCGACCAATTCCGATGCACCCGTATAAGTCACGAAAGCCACCCCAAACGCCGGGATGTCGTCGGCGGTTTGGACGAACGGGCGGCGGTGCTTTTTGGCGAAAGCACGCACTACCGATTCAGTCGCATCCGTTGAGCCTGTATCCACGATCAGGATTTTGTCAGCGAATCTTTCAATACTTTCGAGTGCTTCTGGCAGGTCGCGTTCTTCGTTTTTCACGATCATGCCAACGCCGATGATTTCACCCAACACCGTTTTTTTCGACAACACAAAATCTCCTTGGCCGCAACCATCAAAAGGGGTTTCGCACGTCACGACCATGTTCAGTTTGTCGGCGAGTTCATGGATGGCCGACGAACAAAAAAACGACGGGTGAATCGTGTAGTGATGTTCGGACATGTGCCGCTCGAACCCGGACACGTCGGACAACGGACACCGGATGAATATCTGCCCATCGTTGTACAACAAATCTCGAAGGTACGACATGATTTCGACCGGGTTGTAAAAATGTTCGATGCAATGCACCAACGTGATGAGGTCGAATTTCCCGCGCAATTGGCATCGATCCCATTCCGTTTCAATGTTCAATTGACGAACGTCCACACCCAGCGCCGCACCGAATTCGGTCACTTCATCGATGCCGTCGATGGCGAGGGTGGACGCTTTTGGGTGGATTTTGTTGATGCAATGCATCAGGTAGGGGTATTTTGCCCCGACATCCAAAACGCGAGGACGGTTTGTGAGCGGGTTGAGCAATTTGACCAATTCCCCGGCGAGATGCATGTTCGCGGCCTTGTCGCCGTCTGACATCGAATCGCCGCGACCCTCGGCCGGTCCTTCAAACCGTTTGGGTGGGGGTGTCGTCTGCAACATCATCCCGCACGTTTCGCAATGCCAGTATGGTGTTGTGTCGTTTCGTGTCAGTTTCCCGCCGCATATCAGGCACTTGTGTTCCATACAGTTTCGCCATCCCTTCTTGGTCTTTTTTGATGATTGGACGTGGTGGCCACCATGTCGCGGTGGAATCGACCAAGGACAACGATTCGCCGCGTTTGAATTTGGCCAACGTGTCGGCGTTTTGATCCCGTCGCACTTGTTCGGGTGTTCTCATTGCATATCCGCGAGGCCAATATCAGACGCGATTGTGACGGCCAAACACAACGCCGATGCCACCCATTGACTACGGGCCAAACACGCGCCACACAAAACCAATGCGGCATTTCCGAAAATCCAGAAAGTTATTTTCATTATTTCAACTCGATATTCGACGGGTGGCCGGTGCATGTCGCGCATAATTTCCCCACGGAAGGCATACATTCAAGGGCGAAAGCGTCGTTGATGTTCCCGAACGGCATGACCGCATCGAAATCGAAACAACACGGCACAAGGCGACCATCCCACAACACGACCGCTTTCTCGTTTTTGAGAAACCCACAACTGTCTTGGGGTCGCAACAACGGAAGGATTTCGCTGATGTTGTCCTCGTCCCGCATTTGACCGGCCAAATCAAGCGTGTTGTCATCGTTCAAATCAATTTGGCATATCGCATTGATCCCGGCATCGACGCATCGGGAGACGATGTTTTGGCGTTGTGGTTTTGGCATGTGGCCCGACACCGTGAGATGTCCAAGGCGAACACTGGCCAATGATTGGATCATGTCATCATCAAACAAATCGCCGTTGGTGTAGAGCCAAGGGACGATGCCAGCCTCGTTCATCCGTTCGATCCACGGAACGAGATTGTTGTTCATCAGGGATTCACCGTAGTGGTTGAGCCCCACAGATTTCTGCCCGAGCTTCAAGAGGACATCGACGCAGCGTTCAAACGTCACGACAGACATGAAGCCACGTCGCCGAGTCATTTTCATTTGGCCGCAATACGAACACGACCGGTTGCAATGGTTGGTCAGTTCGATTTGAACGATTGACTTCACCGCGAATTCCTCCACGTCCAATTGATCCACCACACGAACACCGCGACCGCCGCCGCCGTGAAACTAATCCCGGCCACGCATCCAATCAAAAACATAATCACCTCCACCGCCGCCGATATTATCGCAGTATTATTTGACGCACAAGAAAAAAGGCCCCAACCTCAAAAGAAATCGGGGCGCAGTAGTGAATCCCTCACACACTTGGAGAAAATTGGATCAGAACGGGATGGCGTTGCATGCCACGCTCAACGCGGTATTGATGGCCGTGTTGCCATGACAATCCCACGATTTCGGAAGTGTTGACAGTCCCATGTTGACAACCATCGGGACCAAAATCGGGCAAACAATCATCGCAATGGGGCCAGCCATGAGATCTTTCGTACATTGGCCGTGCGACGACAGATAATTGATAAAATCGTCTTGCATGGTTCCCACGTTCTTGCACCCGAGGGCAGAGGCAAACCCGACTGCTGCCTTGTCCGAATACGGTTTCATTTTCGAGCATGGTTGTTCCGTGCATCCCATGAACAACATCGCGGCCAAAATCACCAGCAAAAATTTCATTTCACACCCCTTTATTGTTTCAACCAAAAACCCTGATGGCACAAGTATTTGTCGATGTACGGATCAAAAACGGCGAGATATTGGAACCCATTGTCTGTCAAAAACTTGTCGATGTCGATCGGCACTTCGGTGCCGAGGTCGTGCGTTCCGATGATGTCACCGGGCAAACACAAACCCGTCATCGCCTTTATCTCAAGGACTTTGTTGCCGTTGTCCGTATAAAACAAAACCGGACCTTGGATTTTGGAACGCCACAACAACAATTCTTGGAACACGTCATGGCTGAACACGCCATCCACGATCAGGTCACGGTCCCAATATTCGGCGTTCGGGATAACCACATCAGGGAATCGGTCGATGCCGAGACACTCGACCATGATACTGATGTTTTGGAATTCTGCACCGTTGCCGCACCCGACAACCACGAAACCATCCATTCTTTTGCCGTTGACGATGGCCGACAAAAGATCAAGTTCGCACATGCGGTGCATACCGATTCCAGCATGTGGACCTTCGCGCACAAGACCTTCGTCGTGTAGCCGTTGGTCCCATGATCTCATTTTTTCACCTGCACCAATTTCTTGTGTTCCATCAAATTCAAAACGCGCCCTTGCCATGCCCAAAGGCGTTTCAAATCGATGAACTCGAAACGGATGCGGCACATGATGATGGCTTGGCCATCGCGCGAGATGTGGGCAATCGTTTTGCCTTTTGATTTCAACTGACCCGGTTTCCGTGGCGACATATCAGCACCCCCTGATGCGATATTATCCCGGTATGATGAACACGTCAAGGGTCAGATGTTCCATTGATTTTCACCCATCATTGAGACGGGTTCGAAATTGAATTGTTTTTTGTCGGCGAACAATTTCGATATTCCTTGGCTCATGGCGTCAACCATGTCGTCGTGTTTGACGTTGGGGAAGGCCGCGAATTGTTCGACGATGAGGTCGGCCCACG